TCGAATGTCGTTGCGGATATGCCCAGATAGTCGGCCGCATCTTCGCGGCGCAAGCCTCGTGGCCAGGTGTGGATCGGTCGCTTGTTCATGTCACAAAAGTATCACAGTATTTTGATTTGGCGCGGACTTTGTGCGGCCGATGTCGGACGCTCAGCGGCCGATGTCGGACGCTCAGCGGCCGATGTCGGACGCTCAGCGGCCAGGGCCATAAATGTCGCCGTCGTAGGTTTCCCTGACAATTTCCTCGCTCAACGACCGATAGTTGCCCCCGCCTAGTCTACCGCTTTGCTCAAGCTCACCGACATGCTGGGCCGTTTTTTGCATTTGGTTCCACATCACGACGTATTCGCAAAACTCAAGTATGGACGGCGTCAGCATCTTGAAGATCACCCGATCAAACGCCTCTTCGACGCAGAGGTGCGTCAACCGATATGAATCAGCGCCACACTTTTTTAACAGCTTCAACTCGATGCCCGTGCGAATGACGGTTTTGATCGCTGTCGGCTTGGCCGCTGATCCGACCGCGACCTCGATTTCGGCACGGGTAAAATGTTTCTGAGTTGTGCCAAGCGCGAGAATGCTGCGAGAGACAAAGCCGCCAACGTTTATGTGTGATTCGCGCCATTGGCGTATTGTTGCGCCGTACCCGTCAATTTTCGGGTGCTGCTGTAACCACAGGCCCATTTGACTAAACAAATAGATCGCCCTGTAGCGAGTACGCCACAAGAAAATGAACGGATTAACGCTAAACCGCGCGTTGCAAGCGTCATAGATTTTTCGGCGTTTCGCGATCGAGGTTTGCATTCGCTTAACGTGTTCTGCCATGTTCATTTTGCTTCCCCTTCCGTTAATTCGTCGTACCGTCTCTCGACATTCCGCACGCTGGTCGGCTGCCACTTGAACCCGCCGCGCGATGTCTGCATGCCCAAGTTGCCCAGGGCCTCGGCGATCTCGCGGTAGCTATTAGCGCCCGCCTTGCGCGCCTTCTTGATCTTCGGGCCGACCTCGAGCGCGTGCTCATCGGCCGCCGTCATGCGCTTGCGGTTCGCGGCTGCGGCCCCCGCTTTTGGGTTCGGAGATCCGAGCACCTTGCCCTTGGACTTCGCGACGGCGAGCCCGTCCTTTGTACGCTCCGAGATCCGCGCGCCCTCAAACTCGGCGATGGTTGCCATCACGTTTAGGATTAGGCGATTGGTGCTTGGGTTGCCCATGTCGGGCACGTCGCAAAAGATAATGCGAACGCCGGATCTCAAGATATCGTGCAAGATACCCACGCTCCGCGTCATGCGGTCGATCTTGGCCACGATCACCGTGGCGTCGTGAGCGAGCGCGTATTCGATGGCCTTGTTCAAAACGGGCCGCTTGCGCATGGTCTTCTTGCCGGACTCGACCTCGACAAATTCCTCGAGCAATTCCCAATCGCCCCCATTCAAGTGTCGATTGATTGCCTCGCGCTGCGCCTCAATGCCGTAACCATCGGCGCCCTGGGCCTCGGTAGAGACGCGGAGATACGGCACGTATTTCCCTGTGTGTATGGACATATCCATCTCCCGTTAGGCCGCCACTCTGTCGAACAGCGGCAACCCGATCAAATTCATCCGCGCGTCTTTTGTTTTTGTGACCGGGAACTCGATCACGTTCGTCGGCGCGGTTTTATATTCACCTGTCGCTACGTATGCGTTCCGCAAGACCCGGTAAATTTTCCGCCACCGTTTGCCGTGGCCGGATCCGGTGCCGATATTTTCCCAGGCGTAGTCTTTGACCGTGTAGTCGATGGCGTGCGCGATTTCGTGGCAGAGTAACGCGGCTATCGGTGCCAGCTTGTCGTCGGGATCCCCAACCAGGTCGCCGATCTCCGGATCGCTGGCGATGCTCGGGTACTCGCACCAGACAGCGCTCCCGTGCCAAGCCTTATTCAGCCGCGCCAGGGCCCGGTCCTTTTTGACGCCGGGCTTGCCCTTGGCCCAGGCTTCCATCGAGGTCTCGATGTCCTTCGTGTCTGGCGTGTAGTGCCAGGTCGAGGGCGTCGCGATGCTGATCCACGGCGCGCCGTCCATCATGCCGCCGTAGCTCCGGCCCTTCCGGTTCCGCAACTTGACCCGCAGCCGCGCGGGCCAGGCCGCATCGACCAGGCCCTCCGCGACTGCGACCCCGGAGATGTCCCGGATCATTTTGTTGATGTTCATGCTGCCTCCTTGTAATTGAAGTCGAACAAATCTTTTGCGGGTTCCTCGGCGAACCGGGCCTCCCATTCCTCAACGGTCAATTTCTTGCCGCCGATTGCCTTGGCGAATAACCGCCCGCCAATTGCCCAAGAATCCTCCCGCCACATGCCGGTCGGGGCCCGTTTCTTTTTGCCCTTGGTCAATGGCTTGCCCGCGTCGATCCATGCTTTGTGCTTCACGGGAGAGGTCGCTTTGTAATTGGCCTCCATTGCCTTGGCCTTGGCCCACAGGTCCGGATAGTCGGCAATCATTTCCTTGATCTCCGGCTCGGACATGAACGGGCAAAAGTAGCAAGAGCTTTTCCGCACGGGGATCGGCCAGAAGTGCCGGACCAGCATCTCGCAATCGGCCCGCGTCAGATCCAACTCGATCAGCGGGTACTTGCTGAAATGCGTCTCCGTGTCGTCGCTCTTGAACCGCTTCCTGTGCGTCTCGTTGGCCTCGATCCCGATCAACCAGGTGATCGTCTCGCCGGGGTAAGTTTTCGTGGCCCATTTCCGCATGGGCGTCGTCTTGTACTTGATAGAGCAAGTGTGAGAGCTCCCTGGCGTCAGGGGAACAGAGCCCAGCCGCATCATCATGTCGGGCAATGTCTCGGCGCCGAACGCGCCGCCGTCCTTCCGCACGGTGACGTAGGGGATCCCGGCGGCGGCCAATGTCTTCCGCGTCATTGCGGCGTTCTCGTAGAAGTCGGGGAACTCGCCGCCCGTGTCGGCCGTCACCACCACATCGACCTTGCCGATTGCGGCGGTGACCTCGGCCTCTGTCTTATTCAACAAGGCCGCAGCCTCGGCGGGGTACAGCATCAGCGCCATCATCGCCGTGCTGTCCACACCCAGGCCGTTTGCCATTGCCGTAATCATCACGCGTCCGGGAATCTGATGGCCAACCGGGCCTCGTCATCCCACCGTTTGATTTCCAATTCCCAGGCCTCGCCGACCGCCTCATTGAAGGTGTGAAAGTTTGCGTCCTCCAATGCGGCCCGGAACGCCTCGACAATGGCCTCGCCGTCCCACTCCAACGCCTTGCTAATCTCGATGCCCATTTTTTCGGTTTCGGTCATATCGCCATTCCTTTCGCCATGTATTTGAAGAAGTCCAAAACGTCGCCGTTGATGAAGTCGATCTTGACGATGGTCGCCTTGATCTTGGCCTTGGTTGCCGCGTCCAGTGTCTTGACGAAATCAACCACGGCGCCCAGCGGCACCCAGTTCATGCCCGCGTCGCCGCCGACCTCGAACACGATCTCCGTGTCCAGGCCCTTCTCGGCGACGAAAACGTCGATCCATTTATCGAAAGTCATCAATCAATCTCCTGTCTCGTTGTTGTCCCTACACTGTGCAAAATAGTGTATGGTTTGATGATTGCAAGCCCCTTTGCACATTTTTTTGCACAATTGTGTAAATTAATTGTTCGACGTATCCTCTGCGTGTTGCACAAGGCATTGAAACGGATACACAAATGCTCGACAGAACCTTTCACATTCGCATCGACGACGAGCTTTATGACGCGCTCAAAATCGAGGCCGAGCGGCAAGATCGCTCGATGGCCGCACAAAACCGCGCTATATTGCGGCGCGCCCTGATCGAGGAAAAGCTCGAGCATAGAGCATCTCGCATGATCGGCGGCTCGCGAAGTGAGTAGCCCGTCCAAGCGCAAGGGCTCCGGGTTCGAGCTCGAGGTCGTGCGAGATCACCAGGCGCTCGGCGTGCAATCATCAAAGCAACCACTATCGGGAGCGCTCGGCGGCAAGTACGCGGGCGATGTGCAAATAGCGGGGATGATTTGCGAATGCAAGCGGCGCCGCAAAGGGTTCACGACATTGTACAAGGCGCTGGAACAGGGCGGCGGATCGGATGCGCTGTTCGTGCGCGACGACAACCGGGAGACGCTGGTGGTTCTCCCCTGGGCAACCTGGACGCAGATAATGGGCTGGCTGCGCTGGGCGGAAATCTATCCAGCCGAAACAACAACAGAGGACTAGAGACACATGGACGATATATTCACGAACGACGGCGGCGGCGGCGGATTCTTGAGCTGGAACGCGAAGGATCATTTTTGGTCGGTCGCCGGTGAGAGCATCGATCCGGCGGAACTTTACCTCGACGCGCTTAGCTTCCGGTCCGGATGGGCAAACCTGGACGCCGATCCGAAGATCTTCGTTTATGCGGAGACGCTCGGCGAGACGCTCGACAAGCCCGGCGACGGTTATAAAAACGCGTGGCACGTCGATGCGTATGTGCCGGAGAACGGCGATCTGCGTTTCAGTTGGTTCTCGTGGTCGGTGGTCAACGTGTTCCGGAAGCTATGGCCGCAAATCAAAGGCCAGCCAGCGGGCCAGATGAGCAAGTTCGAGGTAACGACGGACCTCAACAAGGACAAGCGCGGGAACGCTGGGCCGGGGCTCAAGTTCGTTGGGTTCGTTGATAAGCCCGGCGACAGCGCACCGGCACCGGCCGCCGCAGTCGATCAAGACACGGTATTCTAGGTGGAATACGCCGAGCTCATAGGGCCGGTGGTCAAGATCCTCCGTGGCGAGCCTAATGTGTCGCTGTCGAATGCTCGCGAGCTTCGATACGGCACGCATGGCTCGCTGTCGGTGGATCTGGACAAGGGCACGTTCTTTGACCATGAGCTCGGTGAGGGCGGCGGGGTCATCGACCTGATCATGCAAGAGGTGCCCGAGGCGCGTGAGAATGGCGGCGTGGCGCACTGGTTGCGGGAGCAAGGGCTCGACGGGCCGGAACAAGGCGCGAACATAGCGCCGAGGGTGGGTACAAATCCGTATAAGAGCGCGACGCGGTACGAGTACCAGGACGCAACCGGCGCGGTCAGCTACATCGTTGAGCGGATCGAGCGCGACGGCAAGAAAACATTCCGGCAAAAGCGCA